ATCTTCAGTGTAGAAGTCCGTGCCTTCGTTGTCTTCTGGTTCGATGCCGTTCTTAATCATATCAATGATTAGTAACAGCTCGGTCATTGTTATCTCTATTTTCATTTATTATTTGTACATTTAACATTAAATTAACATTCTATGAAGATACTTCTCTTGACTTTAGTAGCATTAACTGTTACATCTTGCGCCTCAGTAACTCCAAACAGCTTTAGTACTTCGACCCTATGTGCCGTGGGTGGCTGTACAAACTCGTCAATACATCATCACGTTTCTCTTGAGTAGACTTCTTGTCTACTACCAATAGCCTAGGCATATTCATTATGATCCATCGGTAGAACTCCTTGGAATCTAGTTCGTTTAGTTTGTCTTCGACTTCTTTAATTGCTGTCTTTTTCATCTATCTGTGTCTCTATAATTAAACTGAGTGCGTCGATGTAGCCAGACCAGTACTTAGCCTCTGCCTGCTTACCATCATACATACATACGTTGCGAAAGTTCTTCGCCTTATTATACTGTTCAAGTATTAGCCTTTTATTTTTCATCGTCATACTCTGGGTAGTGCTCGCCGGTGTTACCATTCTGCATAATAACTCTCATACGTTCATCGAGTCTTTTCTGCTCTAGAAAGTCTTGTTGCCTTGCCTTAGCAATGCAGCAAGGCTTATTGAGTTCGTTGTAAGCAATCTCAGTTTTCCAAGGAGGGCAGTCGCATTGGTTGTCGACGTGATCTTGGCTGTCACCAACATCATCCCAGAATATAAACTTCATATCCTCTCCGGCTCCTTTGTTTTTAGACTCCATATCCTACTATTTTCTTTGAGTTAATCTTTACAATCACAATCTTCTTCTCTCCCTTGTATGCCTTTCCGTAGACCCTGTCCTCTAAGCTTTTATTGGTCTTAGAGTCGTTGATCATTATCTCCCTTGCGGTATCGTACTTAGAAACAATCCACTCCTCACGCTTTATCTTTTGCTTGCCTTTGGTATATGAAATCGTTGCCTGAAGGTAAAAGATCGGAAGAGACATCTATTTGTGTTTTATGGATTAAGGAATCTGCAATCTTCTTTGATGTTATCATCCCAGTAGGTAGGTCGTCCTGTATTTTAGCTGTTGGGATAGTTACGCAGTTGGCCCCTTCCTTCTTCCATATAAACATAACGATGAACTCCTTGCTTGTGGACATAGGAACGAATCGTATAACTCCATTGTCAAGCGTAGCCTGGATGATGTAGAACGTAACGTCCTTTGATCCGTTGCTGCTTGTCAAGGAGAAGGAGGAAGAGGGGGGGGCAGTGATGTCCCTCCCCCACTCCATCGAGAGCAGGTATGCTATCGAAGTCTCCAGCATTAGAATTCTAGCGTGGTAGTTGGCATTACCCGAGGCTGTTCAGTCTTAGGTGGTGCTGGTGTCTTAGCGGCTTCGATAGATGCGTAAGGCTTCTTTGGCTCACGACCTGTTCTAAGCTTAATCAATACACGACCAGTGTCGGCTAGGTATGCCTTAGCATTGTCAAGCTCTTCTGCTGTTAGGTACAGAGAATATCCAGTGAATTCACCTTCGTATTCGTTGTAAAAAACATTGCCGATATAATTGATTTTCTTTCTGTAATCTGTTGATGATGACATAAAATTAAAATTAAAGTTCTCCTGTTATTATATAATTATCGAGGTCTTCGCCGTTGATAAAGTACTCCGTGTAAACACGGACAGCTTTATCGACTAAACGCTTACCCTCAAGGTAGAAGGACTCAGAGACGGAGAAAACCCCGATATCCTTACTTCCCTTATCGACCACAATGAACTGAAAGTTCTTGTAGTCAATTCCAAACAGCGTAGAGTAGATGTATACCTGTGCTGGATATCCATACCGTTTTGAGCTGTGGCTAAATGAGCCAATGTCTGATGTTGTCTTAAGATCGTAAACGGCGACACCTCTGTGGAGGATGTCCGCCTTCGCCCGGTGGGGCAGTCCAGATACGTCACCAATGGCTGGCATCTCGAACTCCCCACCCTTTAGCATATCCTTAACCAACTCGTTGCGAAGCAGAACTTCGACAACACCCATACTAAGGTCGTACTCGCTAGTGGTAAGGATCGTCTGACCCTTCAACAGCTGTTCCTTGGCATCCTTGTAGATCTTCGATGCTTTGGTCGCCACGTCTACCTTCACAAACAGAGCCTCTACCTTCTCAGGCTCAAGGACCGCAGTGTGGATCAGCTTACCGATGGCAAGGGCTGGTGTATCCAGCCTTGCCCCCTCTAGCATATTTTTGTACTCCTTCGGGCTTTCGTTTAAAAGCTTGTCAGAAGAAGATGATAGTGAAGCAGAGCCTAGGTAGCCATAGTAGAAGTCGTCGTCCATCATTGCCTCAAGCAAGACGTTCTTCTCCCAGGACGTGCCGTCAAGCAAGATTATCTCGCTCATTATTTCTTGATGAACTTAGACAGCGCGGTGCGCTGGTCATCAGAGAGTTGGTCCCCAATTGCTGTTAAGATCTCTTCGTACTTCTCTTTAGTGCCTACCTCTTTCATTCGGTCAACAGCTTTTTGGAAAAGCTCAGAACCTGCTGATGGCTTAGCGGCGACTGACGGCTTCGCCGTAGTCACCTGCACTTGGGCGCCCTTGCCGTGCGTATTGGTAGAGTCAGCATCTTTAGTGTCGTCAATCAAGAACATAGCATTAAGAGCATACTTACGAGCATAGGATGACGATGAGCCAAACGACTGGGCGATGTCCATCCCTTTGCGGTTCGGGTCGATGCCTGCCTGAGCTGTCACGGTGATTTCTTCGGCACCCGACGACACACGAACCTTTGACTCCACGTACACAAGTCCGAAGATCTCGTGTATGCTGTCAGATAGTGTAAGCACAAGTTCGTTCTCTGCGAGAAGTGGCTTCAGTGCTTCGAGGACGTCCTCTTGATTTCGGTAAGAGTACTTACCGAAAGAATTGTATTGGCCTTTGGGGGCTTTGAGTCGCGACTGGACATTGATCAGTCGCTGTTGGAAAGTTTGTTCTTTCATAGTGTTTAATTGAATTATTGATTAATTTGTACAAAGATAATAGTAATATGTCTGGTACGCAACTATTTGCTGTTATTTCTTTCTAAGATCAGGTCAATTTCATTGATGCGCTTAAACGCATCATTTAAGAAATTGTCGTGGTACTCTACTGCTTCAACGAGTAAACGTCGCTGAATCTTTAGGTTTGCAAGGGGCTTAAGTTTCATAGATATGCACCTAGTTTTCACCTTCTGCGCCTACTTTTCTCGATATAAACCTGCTCCACATCTTAGCGGCAACAGCAATACGCTGTAGTCTGAAAGGATAAGCGGGGCGCAATCGCGCCATCGCTATCCGCATAAACTGCTCTCTCATTGTATGTGTGCGTTTATTAGGGCTGTGAACACCGCTATCGTTATGATAGTCAGATAGATATAACCCATTGCTTCAATCTTTTGTTTCATAGTTTTATTTGTTTGTTGTTAATTGGATATAGTGCGCCTGGATTGCCCCAGGATAACGAAGCCTTACTCTTGACGCAGAAGCATCAGTTCGTTTAGCAGTGCATCCCGCTCTGATTCGACAGCCTTGAGGGCTGTCTCCATCGCGGTTACTCGCAGTACGTAGAAGCGTACTAAGGAATGAAAGTGGTCGTTCATATGCTGTATGTGTTAATGTTATGGACGTTAATTGGTTGCTCTCGCAGGGCGAAGTTAGCCCTCAGAATTTATGGTAGCAAGGTTTTTTGTACTCTTTGAAAAAAAGTTATTAACAATTTACTATTTGTATAACAGCATCAGGGCAGTCGCTACTGCAGGCCATCTTGCTGTCGGTTATAAGCATCCCGTCCTCGGAATAACTTAGGCTGTAGACCCCGAACCGAACTATTGGGCTCTCGCCCTTCTGCTCGTCGAGCCATAGGTTCACATCGTAGTACTTGTCTCCTACCGATGTGGTAGCCCACTCATCGTCAACGAGTGGTCTTATGGTCACCTCGCCCCGAGTTCCGTTCGCGCAGAAGCGGATAAGGAACTTGCTTGAGGTAAAGGATTCGTAGGTCATCTTCATCACTTTAGTGCTTTAATTATTTGTGCTACAATTAGCACCACAATGTTAGCGAAAATAACTACTTGCAGGAATGACATACCCTTGGCGGCTATCTTATCGATCAGTTCAGAGAACTCATCGTTACTGGAAGTCTTCTTCATCGTATTGTTCTTCTTTGATTACTATGTGTTGTGCGTATCGTACTCGCGTGATGATTTTACTCATCGTGCTGTCGGAGGTAAGCCTCTTCTTGTTTCTAACTATCGGCTTCATCGTAGTGCGTCCTTAAGTTCTTGTCTCGTTAGGCCGGCCTCATCACCAAGCCAGTTAAGGAATGTATCCTCCTCGTGGCTTCTGACGACAATCTGAGAGGACGTAGAGAATACGTTACTGGTCTGGGAGAAGATGAAGTACAGCATAGTGGGCGGTACAAGTTCTCCGTTATGGATCTTGTCTACAAAGTCATTGAAGTCCCACTTCCACCTAACGTCATCGTACCTGTCGGTTGACCATCCGTCAGCCACTAAGGTGTAGCCTTCATTGATTTCCACATCAACGTATCCCCTCCATCCGTCGATTGAAGTCCACTTAGCACCCTTGATGCAGGATGGCGCACCCTCCTGCTCCTCGTAGTTCTCGGTGTCTCGGTATCGGTTCAGCGTATACGAGTAGTGGAATACCGCCATAGATTCCTCGTTAGGGTCAAACTCATACAAGATTGTTGGGGCTTCCCAGTGGGACTCTAAGCAACTCTCGCAGATTATATTGTCTTCCTTGTCGTAGCCATAGTAGTCGTTGTCTTGGTCGAACTCTCGGTCGCAGTCAGAACAATTTTGTAGTGGGGTCTCCGTTGGTTTATCTGAATAGTCTTTCATAGTTATTTGTTTTTGCTGTTGTTTTTATTGGTTAATTGTTTTGCTAGGTCAAACGCATCCTCTTGATTGGTGAATGACTTGATGAACCTGAACGGCTCCTGAAGTAGCACATCGTGCTTCTCGGTGTCTGGATTGTATGATACCACGTACTCCATAATCAAAAGGTTTGCGTGTCCATAACCTCTCGGCTAATAATCTTTGCGAACCTAAACGCTTGGTCGAATGAATCGAACTCGTACCCAAGGTCTTGGTCGGCATCGTCCCTTAGGACATAGATGCCGCCTTTGCGCTGAATGCTAACCTTGGCGACTGGTAGTGGTGGGCTGAATATCTGCCCGAAGAATGATTTGCTTTTCATAGTTGTTAGTTGTTGATTGGGTTAATAAAGGGGCGGTGCCGAGCCACCCCCCTAAGTGATGAAAATATCCCATACTCGGTGGCTTTATAGTTATAGGTGTTTAAATTTTACTTGAATTCCGTCTTCGTTAAAGTAGCGTACGCTGTAGTTATTATCTTCATCCATCTCGATGGTAACCTCATTGATGTGTCCACCGTTTTTATCCATCTTGATGAACCCAGCCTGGCTGTAGCCCTCCTCGACGAACTCTCCGTAGACTTCCAGTCCCTTGTAGTCGTTTATTAGCATCCGCTCAATCTCCTCAAGTATTGGGAGCGCTAAGTTCCAAGCCGTATCAAAGAACAGCACGTTGCTGTAGGTTCCAAAGGTCTTGACCTCGCCATAGGCCGCGTTCCACTTGGTTCCCCAGTTTTTAGTATTCCAAGAATACCAGTCGGGAATGTTGTTGTCCTTGCAGTACTTCTCCTCTGGCTGTCCGAGATTACCTCGGAACAAGTTGTCGGGTGGGGGAATGATTTTCTCAAAGTCAATTGGCTGATTGGACTCAAGTCCTTGACCAATTGCATTAAAGAATTCTTCTCGTTGTGTTTTGTCGCCCGATACTTCAAGGGCTGTTCTCATCCAGTTAGGCATAGTTTCTATTTGTTTATAATTGATGTTCGGTGATGTATATTCGGATGCTGTCCCCGTCCACTTGTACGTAGTAATCGTCATCGTTGTCGTGGTACACTTCTTCGATTTGCTCTCTTGTTTCGACTGATGCCTTTGTGGCATCAAAGAACTTCTTTGCGGCTTCGTATGTAGTGAAGGGTTCGTGGTCGTTGTAGTCGCACAATGAATGTGCTTCGTGGAGGATGTAGATTTTCATTTGTTTAGTATTTAATTTGTTTGTCGGTAGAGCATATGTTACTCAATTCGTTCTCAAAGAATTCAGTCATTTGCTCAAAGTCAAAGTGAACCTTTGCGTTTGCGTCAATGTGGTAGTATACTGGCACAATGATTTGCTGGGGGATGTGGGTTTTCATATTATTTATTTATTAGTTGGTTAAAGGTTAAAATGCTTTCTAACTTATGCAAGCAAGAATTAGGCGTTAATTCTATTTCTGTAAACATCTTGCTGGCGCTCAAATTCCTCGCGCACTTCAGCAATTTGCTGTTCGGTCAGTTCGTTTTCAAAGCCATCAAGCACGGCCGATTTATAGTCATCAAACGTATCGTAGTATTCTACTTCATCTTCAAGTCGGTAAAAGAAATTCTCCTCGTTGTTGATGTACATCCACTCACTATATGTGAAGCATTTGTCATCCATCACACCTTTCTCGTAGTCAGCATATCCGCCAAAGTCACTACCTGATTCTTCGTACTCTCCGCGAATAAGAACAGCATATTCTTCTGACAAACGGCGCAGGAATCCTTGTGGTGGTGACCAAGCAGAATCTCCGCTAATCAGTAGGTCATCGTCTTGACGACGCTCTACTTCAAAGTCAAACCATTTAGTTCCGTAGTCATAGATTTCCTCGAACACATCATTTTTCTTCTCACGCTTGTCGGTGAAGAATGTGTCGCACCAATCGCTGAATGTGCCTTCGTGAGAATGGTAGGTTTCGAACTTGGTTTGCAGTAGGTCAAGGATATCTTTCTCTCCGCGAATGATTACCCAATTGTAGCAGTTATTAGCCATAGTTTCTAATTGTTTATTGGTTGATTTTATTTTACGATTTGTTTATTAAAGTTCTAAAACAGCAAGTGAAAGGTTGCCCTCTCGGTCAAACCATCCCTCCTTGATTAAGGCCGTGGCAGTTCGGCCATAGTGGCCTTGAAGTTCCCAAGCCAAGCCACTACGGACTAGGTCAGCGAAGAGGCACACGACTTCTTGGTCGTTCAGTTCGCCCTGTTCGTAGGCGATGATGTTGTCTACTAATGTTGATGCTTCGTTGTTCATATTAATTGTTTTACTTGATTGGTTATGTAAAGGTGATAATGGATTTTGGAATATGCAAGAGAAAGTTATTAACAATTTGTTATTTAATTTCCAACTCGTTATTACTTGGATTAAAGTACCTGACGGACGTTCCGTATTTTGATGGTGCTTGGATTAGGTACCTACCATCCTCGCACTTGCTAACGCTGAAGTCGCTCATCCTTTGTTTAAAGAATCGCATTGTGTCCCTCGCAAAGTAGTAGGGCGCAGTTTCTGCTGTTAGTTTTTTGATCTGGCTAATTGTCATAGTTTCTAATTGTTTATTTGTTATTGAATCGTGAACCAATCTTCGTCCATATTGAACTCATCGATTTGTGCTTGACTAACGAACGCTTCGCAGTACCAAGAGTATCCTCCGTCACTATCTATTGTCAGGTCTGCCGTTACGTTAGTACCTAACAAGGTCTCCCACTCACGGACGAAGTCGTTTACGTCCTCTTCGGTTCCGTCAAAGTATGTCCACACGCGGAGGTCATTTATCGTTTCCATAGTTTCTATTTATTTTCGGTTAGTACTTTGTGGGCTTCCTGTATCTGCTCACCGAGGTCAACGGATAGCATCTCAATGATGTCGAAGGCAATTAATTTGTTTCGCGTTTGGTCATCAGTTGCATTGACGAAGTCTCCAACAGCATTTAGGTACTCGGCGTATGCTCGTACCATATTGTTTAATTCAGTTTTCATAATTTCTATCTTTTTATTGGTTAGTAAGGCTGTAGAGTAGTGTAGCCGTAGGCTATAATCTTGCCTTGAGCAAGCAGGTCGCCAAGTTCCTTTGAGAACGCAGTCTCGCTTGGAGCCTTGTCAGATACAACGTCAAACGTTACCTCGGCAGTTACTCCCTTGTTGGCTGTCCTTGAAAAAAATGTATGGTTCATAGTCAATTGTTTTTTGGTTAAGACGCCCTTAGGCGTTTCGGCTACTGAAGCCTCGTCGGTTAACCTATTAATATTGTAATTAGTCTTCATAAATTAACAATGTACTATGCCTTACTACGGCCTCTGATTTCGGGAACATCTCATCAATGGAGCAAAAACTCTCCTCAAGGCACTCAATCATTAAACGAAGTTCGATGCGCTTTACTGCCTTTGCTTGGTCGACTGACTTGCACACGTAATATTTGCTAATTGACACAAAGTCGCTTTGGTCATAGTAAACTGCCTTTGCACTCTTCATTGAATTCAGCACGCCCTTAATGCTTTGGTCAAGGTACTCTTCACGATAGCAATTCTTCTTGATGAAGTCCTTAAGTGTGGCATCAGAAATGATTGACATTTTGTGGTTGTCAATGTTTTTTTCTACGAGGAAGTAAGTTTTCATAACAATTGTTTTTTTTGGTTAAGACCTACCGAAGTAGGTTTCGAGTATTGAACTCATCTTCAGTTAACCTTGATTTAAGATAATCGGTATTCATCCAATCTTCCCTCTTTGTGCATTTCACCCAACATCCATAAACAAGTAGATTTTGTAGGGAGCGTGTCCATCCACTCTCCATCGGGAGCAAACATATTCCACTCGCCCGTTGGAATACAATCATTGTTCAATCGTTCTTGAACTATAAAGGGCTGAAAACCATTGATGCTTACTTGGTAACGACCCGCACGAAGTTTGGTTGATTTGATTTCGTTATTCATAGTGTGGTAGATTAGTTGTTGTTACTTAATTACTCCGTTCGGTAGTTTTACCATCAAAGTTATATTTGACTCGTGGCAAAGATTTTCGTAATACGCTGATTCCGACCGATTATCGTTGACTATCGTTTCTATTCTGTATGACTCTAGAAACTTGTCTCTTTTGTCAGCCCCATTAGGAAAATAGGCCGCTATCATTACCTTGGGGTACATTTTTTGTTCTTCAATAGTTAGCATAAGATGGTAGATTAAATGATTGATGGTGTAAAGGTGATATTGGGATTTGACATATGCAAGTTTTTAGGTGAAAGTTTTTTCAAGTGACCCATAACTTGCTGATAATCACCGACAAAAGTTTTAGTCAGAGGGTTAGCGTAGATGCATAACCCATAGCCGAGTGGGGGGAAGTGGGAGGTAGTGGGAGGTAAGGGAGTAGTTAGGGAGTAGTTAGGGGAGGGCTATTGTTCCACTCTTCTTTGGAAGAGCAAACCAAACTACAATGCCAACCGACAACCAAAACCATACAAGCCGTACGCATTAAACGCCATAGCCGCTCACCATAGCCGACCTACCAAAACGCCAAAAGCCTGCAATAGGAATCAGCGCGCGCGAGGGCCATACCTCTGGGATTGCGTTTCCGTTTGCGCGTGCGTACGTGTATATATGTATATTATCCCCTAGATAATTATATCTAACCCCAGATAATTATATCTAATTCTAGATAAATTACCCACTCCAGATAATTATTTCTAACTCTAATGCTTCTGACGTCAACCCTTAGGTTGAGGAAGAAGCTGCATAAGTAAACCTATACATTGACTACAGTAGGAGTCTTAATAGCTGTTAAATGATTGGGGGCTGGGAGGTGGAGGGTCCCTAAGGACCCGTATACCTCCTACTTGTTAGCTTTATATATGCGAAAACGAGTAAACAACAGCTATAATAGCGGTAAAACGAATAGACTATAGTTGTCGCGTATTCATTAGTGGCTGAGCGTCTTATCACTGATGAACGTGGGGTGTCTCTGCTTAGGCGACGACACCCTGTCTCTTGTTGGCTAAAGCGATTGTCTTTTAGATCGCTTTACCTTAGTTTCTTTAGTGCTCTAGACCTTAGTCTAACGCGAAGGTACATAATATTTTCCAAACCACCAAATATTACGTATATTTGCCTTGTCACAACACAAATACAGCTATGATAGGATACATCTACAAGACAACCAACAAGTTAAACAACTGGATATACATAGGACAACATAGGTCTTCTAGGTTTAGTAAGTCATACAAGGGGTCTGGAAAGGTCCTTGTTGATGCATTTGAGGTGTACGGTAAGGAGAACTTTCATACGGAGGTGATTTGCTGGGCAGAAACAATGCAACAGCTAAATGATCTTGAGAACCTGTGGATATCTGCGTATAGGATAGAGAACTGCTACAACATATCTGGTGGTGGTAACGGAGGGGTGTCTCACATATATGTTGACATTGAAACAAAATTGATTTACCTATCTTCATTTTCAGCCTCTTTAGCTGTTGGTGTACATCAATCAACATTCCTTAAATGGGTAAACCGAAATGGGAGGAGTAAGGGTTACGATAAGCACGTAAGATATAGCACTGCTACTAAGGTCAGCAACAGTAAAGGTCTATCGATATACAAGAGGTGGGTTATGTTGCCAGCGAATTTTTTACTTAGGATGGAAAACCCTAAATTTGCATAGTGGTTTTGTGTTGTGACGACAGATTCTGCGATTAGGGCCTTCGGGCCCTTTTTTATTGTTGTTATCTTTGTCTTATGATTAACAACGCAAAACAAGTTTGTTTATGAAACTAAGTAACTACGTATCGCTAGCTGAGGTCACTAAGAGTGACACCGCTACGCGGCGAGGCATCAGCAACGAGCCCACCCCAGAGCATCTAGAGAACCTCAAGACAATCTGTACTGAAGTCTTTGATAAGATCCGTGAGCACTTCGGTGTTCCTATCTACATCTCATCGGGCTACAGATCTGCTGCCTTAAATAAGGCCATAGGGGGCAGTAAGAACTCGGACCATAATCTTGGTCGTGCTCTTGACCTAGACCAAGATGGTAGGGGTAATGGGGTTACCAATATGGAGGTGTTTGAGTTTATCAAGGACAACCTAGAGTTCGATCAGCTCATCGGAGAATTCCAGCGTGCTGATGGAAACTTTGAATGGGTTCACGTGGGATACCGCAAGGGGGCCAACAGGAAACAGATACTTGTAGCCTACAAGGAGGGCACCAAGACAAAATACAAGCCGTTTAAATAATATCTTTGTACCTATGAAAGCAAAGATGACTGTTTACCAGAATGGTGGCAAGACGCCAATCGTTCCAGACCCCAAGAAGAAGATGACCGATATGGAGATTGCCAAGGCAAACCGTATGGATATGTTAACCCAGGAGCGCAACACCATCCGTAAGTATGACCCCGATGCACTGGCCGCCTTTGATCGTGGACTAAAGGAGCAAGGATTTATGGTAAAAAAGAAGCCAGCCGCTAAGCCCGCTGCCGCAGCCGTCAAGAAGATGATGGGCGGCGGTAAGATGGATATGTACCTTAATGGCGGAAAGGTAGGAAACAAAGTCAAAAGACTTGAGAATCGTGAAGCCAACCTTGTAGCACGTGGCAGCAAAGCTGTAGACGAGGGTAGGGAGCGTAAGGCTGACCGACTTCTTGGGAAAGCAGCTCGCGTAGAGAACCGTGTAATAAAGGCCAAAGAATCCGCTCCTGTCAAGAAGATGGCCGGCGGAGGTAAAATGGATTACGGTATGGGAGGCAAGATGAAGAAGTACCTTATGGGAGGCCAAGTAAAGATTGACAAGAACAAGGACGGAAAGATTTCCGCCATTGACTTTAAGATGCTAAAGAAAAAGTAAACAGCTATGAAGGCCAAGAAGTACAACTACGGCGGTAGGATGAGTGATGAGTCCGGCGAGGAGATTGAGATCAAGTCAATGGATATGGCATCTGGGATGAAGCAGCTTGAAGCTGCTGTCAAAGCCTCAGGCAAGACTCCTAGCAGCTACAAGTTCAAGGCCTGCTTCTACGAAGAGGACGAGGACTAGATATTGTAAGCAAAACTGCTTATGAACCTAATTGATATCTACAGCGAATACTGTGTAGACTCCAACGGATGGCCTACTACGGATAAAGGTTTGTTCCACGACTACCTAGAGGCATACTACACTGAAGAGTTTGCTAACCCAGAGAGGGTTACGTCAGTACTTGAAATTGGTGTACAGAACGGCGGAAGCCTGATACTCTGGCACGAATGGTTTACAAATGCTAAGATTGTTGGCATAGATATAATGGATGCGTGTTTAAACAACTATAAAGAAGCATCACTTGGTCGTGAGTTCCCGAGGATTGAGATCATCATTGCTGACGGTTATGACAAATCTGTTATAGATCAACATAAAGACAACAGCTATGACTACATCATTGACGACGGCCCCCATAGCATAGAGAGTATGAAGATAGCCATTGAGCTGTGGATGCCGAAGGTTAGGCAGGGAGGCAAGCTCATCATAGAAGACGTACAAAGCGTAGAGTGGTTTGAGGAACTAGCGTCTCACGCAAAGAAATTTGGTTACGAAAAATATCGGACCTTTGACTTCCGAGAAAACAAATTAAGAAGCGACGACCTAATTTTTGAGCTAGAGAAGTGAAAACTAAAAAGTATTACGACAGCAACCCTAAGGCTTACCAAAAGAAGAAGGAGTACGATACGGAGTATCACTCCACCGATGAGCGTAAGAAGTATCGGGCTGAGCTCAACAAAAAGAATCGCCAAGCTGGAAAGTACGGAAACGGAGATGGTCTAGACTACGACCATACCGAGCGTAGGTTTATATCAGCGGTAAAGAACAGATCTAAAAAGTAAACAACCCCCCAATATGAAAAATACATTATTATCCCTACTTGCTGTTTCAGCACTACTAAGCTGCGCGAGCGAAGAATCAAAAGACGCTAAGGCCCTTAAGATCCACGAAGGCCTTTATGCCTTCTGTGGGGCATCAGGTGCCGAGCTTACTGGAAAGCAAATTATAGTGCAAGGAAAAGTGTTTGAAGAAGGCTGTTCTATCTGCCCAGTGTTGGATGGGCCTTCAGTCTCTAACCTTGCTATGGAAGGCTATAGCTTTAGCTGGGGTTCTGAGTTCAGCACCGATAAAAACTTTCAGTACCCGAACAACGACGGGAGCACAATATGGGACGGTAAGTCAGTGTGGTCTTTGTACTGGTACTTCGATACCTCTAGCTTTATCCCTCAGTACAATCCAAAGACTCAGGATTGGGAGATGATGCACCCAAAGAACCGCTCGTTTATCGTTAACACAGACTACGCTGTGACTAGCGAGAGCAATATGTTCTGTATGCCCTGTGAGGTTTTCGATACCACTGAGACAGGAATCGTTCTTGCCAAATGCTACGGACCGATGAATGAGGCTGCTGTTCCTCTGCGTAGGGCTATCGAAGTGAAGACTGGTATGAAGTCAATCACCGCAGCGATAGCAGGAAAGCCATACCCGGTGGGAACACCAGTTCCCGTTATGGAGATGAGTAAGAAAGCACAGAAAAAAGCAAAACCATAATGAAGGCCAAGAAGAAAGACAGCCACGTAATGGTTGCAGCCCCAAAGGGCCACCACTGGATGATGGAGAAAGGTCGTTACTATGTGATGGCTGACAAGGACGGGAAGTTTACCCCTCACGAAGGTGCTTCGAAGGAGGCAAAATTCCGGCTATACTCCGCCCATCAATCTTAGCCTGAGCGATAATCTTCTTGCCAAGAGGGGTATCCTCGTGGCCTTTTAGCTTTCTGCCCAAAAGAACTGTAGGGATGCCCTCTCCCCGATTTGGGATAGTCTTGTTGATGGTTTTTTTGTCGTACTGAAGCTCCACAGTTTCCTTTCCGGAGGCTATATCCCTCCATCTTTCTACAATCATACGCCCCTGCTGGGTTAGTGAGTACCTTTTGCGGTAGTTCCACCTGTTCTCATCACGAAACCACATAGAGGTATCCTTGTGGATGTCGATATCCTCCATCGAGAAGTAGTCGAACAGCAATTCCCGCTTCTTCATCCTAACAGTAAGCCAGTCTTTTGTCTGGTTGTAGGACTTCGACAGCTGTTGTCCCATCCACTCGATGGTAAAAAACTCTAGGTCGTAGGCGAACAGGAGAAAGTCCACCTGTATTGGCAGGAGCTTATACTCCTGCTTCATAAACTTGTTGGCGTGCCAGACAAATTTGTATAGGGTAGGTCCACGATCGTCGCGGTAGGCGAAGTCCCTAAACTTTAGGTCTTCCTTTTTCTTGAACTTTTTAGCCAATGAAGTAAATTGTATCTTTGTAGCAAAAGTACGAAATATGGGAACACTTAGTGGTCAGCGCGTAAAAGATGCATTCGGTTCACTCCTTAAGATGGAGAGCGGAACAGCAACCTCGACGACTAAAATAATTGAAGACGGAGCAGGAAACGATACCGCCCTCAAACTGTCAACGGTAAAGGTTGAGGTAAACGGAACTCTTGCCTTCACCTCTGCCCCAAGTACTGGGTCTACTGAGGTAGCAGCCCTTTTCCTTGACGCTAGCAACAACATTGTAAAGCGTAACCTTGGAACCGCAGCGTTTACATCAGGGTCTAGCCTAACGCCAGTAGCGCCTCTTGCAATTGCAAGCAACATTATCTCCATCAGTGCGCCAACGACCTTGTCGCAGCTTACGGAGTCTACCGTTGCCATTGCAGACACCTTCCTGATCTATGATGCAACAGCTACCGTATACAAGTATGTGACCCTTGAGGACCTAACCCAGTATATGGCGGCCAACATCACCGCTGCATCACCGGGGTCTAACGGACAGATTCTTTACAACGACGGAGGAACTTCAGCAGGAGCTTCGGGGCTGTCGTACAACGACTCATCAGCTGCTGAGCAGTTTACATTTACAGGTCTAGACTTCGTTCAACGCGAGGTGTCATCTGGAACTTGTGCATTCTATAGCCGCTCCGACAGCGCTGTAATCAATAATGCAGTTACCAATGGTGTGGTAACAACCTTAGAGGCAAATCTTTTTGCAGGGGCTGTTATTGTTGACTATATGATTTACAACTCAGGGTCTACTACGGTCCGCGTAGGGGAGATACACATTGTGTGGAACCCATCAAACCTAGCAACAGCTCCATCAATTGTCGATTCTATCAAGACGTCAATCGGAACCTCTACCGCTGCAACCTTTGTCTTCAACGCATTTATAAATTCTACTACGCTACAGCTTCGTGCCACCAATACGTTTGGCGCGAATATGACGGTACTTCTAAACTTCAAAGCCTTCTACGCATTCTAGTATGAATGATGAAGAAAAGGCTGCGGCTAGGATTGAGCTGTTTATGTTTGCAAAGAACAGCTTCGATGACATACTAAACAAGGCCGAAGAACTTGGTCTTATCGATGAGTTTATGATGATTGCATCAGCAGGACTTGTGGTTGACCAGGTAGACGGAAACAGCATAGTGGAGTCCGTGTCCAACATCAACGTAGACACCAAGGAGGAGATGATTTCCTTAGTCACATACCTTATGGGATCCTACAGCGAGGACGACGAAGCCGACGATACAACCAATATAGATTATTGGCTAAATTTGAACTAAATTAAAATGAAATGGAACTCATCAGAAAAATCATTGCGGGAACCGACCCACTGAAAGCCTTAGCCTACTATGTAGGCCAGAAGGCAGGGGACGGAGAGATCGACTCAATCGTTCTCGACGGGTCTCACCTCCACTACCACGGGGAGCGCAAGTACCTCATATACCTAAAAAAGGACTCCACACTTATGCTGTGGAAGACTATCGAGGGTATGCCAGTTATAGTAGAGTACGACTGTAACTTCTAGTTGTAACCGACTTACAACTTTTATTTATTTTAATTAAACATATGATACCATTGTACCACATCCTAGTGCACATACCTAGCGCTGTAAACGACACCATCAAGGTGGGAGAGTCAGAGCTTTACCTCGACACTAAGTTCAACGAGTTCCAACACCGCACTATGAAGGCTAAGGTTGTAGGCATTCCTGCTAAGTTCAAGTCTGAGCTAGAGATAGGAGACTACGTATTCCACCACCACCACGTTGCGCTCAACGACACCCAAGTCGTTGACCCTAAAGAGAAGATATACCGCGTCAACTACGACCCCTTCGGTGGTCAGGGTAACCAGGCATACCTCATCGAGAAGCCCGACGGCAGCCTTATAGCTGTTGCGGACTGGGTGTTCCTAGAACCCTTTGACATTGATGCTGATAAAGAGAAGAGCTTCATAGAAATCATCACCCTCAAAGAGCCGGAGAAGCGCTGGGGACGTATCGTTTACGGAAGCCAGTGGCTAGAGGAAGAAGGTCTCGCTGTTGGCGATGTTGTGTACTTCGCCAAGGACGCAGACTACGAGATGGACATCAATGGCCGCAAGCTGTGGCGTATGCAAATCCACCACCTGATATGTCAAAAGCTGTAAAGTTCACAACAGTTACTGCTGCGCGTAACCTTATCTCTGCGATGGAGGCTGCAATCGGTAATATGACCGAGGAGATACGTAAGCCGGTAGACCCCGATTTAACGGGGTCCGCCCGCAAGGCAGAGCTGCAGGCCATCAAGGACACAGCACTCGCCTGTAAGGAGCTTATCGTAGAAAGGCAGAAGCTAGAGCAGCTTGTTGGCGACATCGAGGAGTCCGGATCCTTTGAAAAGGAGAAGGACTTCAAGGGAGGCTTCGCTGAGAGGATGGCAAGATAATGGCTGGGCTGAAGGTAATAGACAAGCAGGAGGTGATAAACATCTGTCCGAACAATTCGGACGGACCTATCATTGAGATAGAGTCCCTCAGCATCCAGTTACCAAAGCCAGAGCATTTTCTCTTTAGCGACTTGCCTAAAGAGCAGCAGATGTGGAAGCGTCAGGACATCCCTAGGGAGCTTGCGCAGATAAACTCTATGGACGACTGGTACGAGTCCCCCAGAGAGTTCCAGCAGAAGTGGAGCCCCTACATCGAGCAGGAGTTCAAGAGACGCAAGGAGGGGCTGTGGTTTATGAACAACGGTGAGGAGACCTACATCACGGGTCACCACTATATGTTCCTTCAGTGGAGCTCGATAGACATCGGATACCCTACGTACCTAGACTTCCAGCGTAAGCTGTTTGTCCACCTCTCGGCCTGCGAATCAGACCCTCGGTGTTTGGGTCAGATATACACGAAGTGTAGGCGTTCTGGGTATACCAATATGAGTGCAGCGGTGCTTGTGGACGAGGGCAGTCAGGTGAAGGAGAAGCTGTTGGGTATTATGAGCAAGACAGGAACAGACGCCCAAGAGGCGGTGTTCGGTTCTAAGATCATCCCCATATTCAAGGGCTACCCATTCTTCTTTTCTCCAATCATTGACGGAACCACTAACCCGCGTATGGAGCTCGCCTTCCGCGAGCCCTCGAAGAGGATCACCAAGAAGAACAAGACGACCTCACGAGGTGAGGCCTTGGATACTATAATCAACTGGAAAAATACCACCAACAACGCATACGACGGAAGCAAGACCCATATGTTGTTTCTCGATGAGGCTGGTAAGTGGCTCAATCCCAACGACATAAGAGAAGTGTGGAGAATCCATAGGACCTGTCTGCTTGTGGGTCGTAGGGTGATTGGTAAGGCGATGGTGGGGTCTACGGTAAACCCGCTAGACAAGGGCGGCAGGGAGTTTAGGAATCTTTACTACGACTCCGACCCTAACGACCGAAACGAGAACGGAAGGACCAAGAGCGGGCTGTACAAGATATTCATCCCAGCATACGATGCGATGGAGGGATTCTTCAGCCAGTACGGACTGCCAATTGTTGAAGACCCAGAGACTCCAATGCTTACCGAAGACGGAACCATAACCGAAATTGGAGCTAGGACGTTCTTAAAGAACGAGAGAAAGGGCCAGCAGAACAACAGCTACGAGCTCAACGAGATTATCCGTCAGTTCCCCTTCACCGAGGACGAGGCGTTCCGCGACTCGACCAAGAGTTCTCTGTTCAACATCCAGAAGATATACGAGCAGATACAACATAACGAGGAGCTGTACCCCAACCCTGTTGTTATCGGTAACTTCCAATGGAAAGACGGGAAGATGGACAGCGAGGTAATCTTCGCCCCCGACCCTAATGGGCGGTGGCGTGTGGCTTGGCTAGCACCTACCGATATTAGAAATAAACGAAAGGTTGAGAACAATAAAGCTGTTGCCCCCAACGGAGTATTTGGGGTTATGGGTGTTGACTCCTACGACCTTGACACCACCCTTGACTACAGGTCTTCAAAGGGTGCCTGCCACGTATACAACAAGTTCTCGATGGAGCACCCCTCTAATATGTTTGTCGCGGAGTACGCCTCACGGCCTCCGCTTGCCAAGATATTCTACGAGGACATCCTTATGGCTGCCGTATTCTACGGATATCCTGTGCTTATAGAGAACAACAAGTACGGTATCGCTAGGTACTTTGAGTCAAGGGGCTACGATGAGTACCTTATGAACCGCCCTGCACATCTAGCGTCTACCTCTTCAAAGATGAACGTAAAGACAAAGGGAATACCTTCCAACAGCCAAGATGTGATACAAGCTCACGCTCAGGCTATTGAGTCCTACATCCACGACCACGTAGGCCTCCACAACGAGACCGGTAAGTTCGGACGTATGTACCTAAACAGGACACTTGAGGACTGGATAAACTTTAAGATAGACGACAGGACAAAGTTTGACTTAACGATTAGCTCAGGGCTGGCGTTGCTTGCCGCCCAGAAGCAGGTCAAAGAAGTCAAAAAGACAAACTTCAACGATCGTGTTTTCTTCCGCAAGGGTAAGGAAATTAGGCGATAAGTTAAGTTCGTACCTTTGTCCATAAACTCCGATAAATGGATCAATACTCTGTAAAAAGTAACTCATACGACTCTACGTTCCCAGACCCTTTTGCCTCACACGATGTAAAGGTGGGAAAGAGGTACGGTCTTCAGTACGCAAAGGCTATATACGGCCAGTGGGGAAGCGCCCAGTACGAGGGGTCTCTGTACAGCAAAAGGTTCCGTGAGTTTGAAGTCTCTAGGGACTACGCCAACGGAACCCAAGACACATCCATCTACAAGCAGATACTTACCTCTCTTGACCCGAACAACGGTGATGGGTCTCTGGTGAACCTAGACTGGACACCAGTTCCTATCGTTCCCAAGTTTGTAAAGATTGTAGTCAACAAGATTCTGTCTTCCAAGTTCTACCCAAACATTGAAGCTGTTGACCCTTTGTCACGCAGTGAGAAGGACTACGAGAAGAACAAGATGAAGATATTCATCGAGAACAAGGACATCCTAAAGGAGGCGAAGGACTCAGGACTTCGCACCGAGGTAGACCCAGACTCTCTTCCCGATACTGCTGAGGAGACCGAAATTTTCCTTGAGACTAACATCAAGACCGCTGCGGAGATTGCTGCCCAGATTGGCATCAATTTAACACTCAGCTGGAATGACTTCGACGAGCGCATTTTTAGGCGCAATGTCGAAGACCTCGTCACCTGCGGTATTGCCGTCACCAAGCGTAGCAATGACCCCAACTACGGAATCGTTGAGGACTATGTAGACCCAGCATTCTTTATCCACAGCTTTACCTCTGACCCCAACTTTACGGATATAACCTACGCAGGCCACGTAAAGCGTATGAGTATCTCAGAGCTTAAGCGCACAGCAGGCAACCAGTTCACCGAGGACGAGTACGAGAAGATGGCAAGGACGGTTATGAACCGCTTTGGCAATGACTCTAGCCGACTGATGGGCTCTGGGTACGACCCCGGTATGGAGCGCTACTACTACGGATATGACGAGTACACCATCGAAGTCCTTGACTTTGAGTTCGTTAGCGTTGACAACATCATCTTCGAGAAGAAGGAGTCTCGTTTTGGAAACATTGGTTTCTACTACAAAGGCCACAAGTACAATGCCCCACAGCAGAGTGTGTATGATAGGGAGGCTGTTTATATGCAGAACCAGACGCTGTATGGTGGCAATTATATTCTAGGGACTGACTACATCTACGACTACGGGTTGAAGAAGAACATTCCTAAAAATGTTCACGACCTCACCCGCACACGGATGAGCTACAGCATTGTGGCCACCAACATCCGTAAGTCTATCCCTAAGTCTATGGTTAGCGGCATCATCGGCTTTGCCGACCAGCTGCAGATTACCCACCTAAAGCTCCAGCAGTCTATTGCCAAGGCTAAGCCCGATGGATTGATTATCGACATCGAGGGACTTGAGAACGTGCAGCTAGGACGTGGCGGAGAGCTACAGCCTCTGGACCTTCAAGACATCTACGAGCAGACGGGTATCTTCTACTACCGCAGTAAGAATCCTGACGGCAGCTTCCAGAACCCACCGATCCGTCCCCTTGAGAACGGCATCAGGAACATCAACGAGCTCATCACCATCTACAACCACGCGCTGCGTATGATTCGTGATGCTACAGGCATCAACGAGGTTATGGACGGAACGAGCCCTAAGGGAGACCAGCTTGTTGGCGTACGCCAGCAGCAACTGGCGGCAGGCAACAATGCTCTTGGGGATATTAGCAATGCAGCGATTGTGCTGTACCGCAGGATCTGTGAGGACGTTGTGAAGTGTCTTCAGATACTTCCCCCGAAGTCCATTCTATATAAGGCCTACGAGACGGCGATTGGCAGGGAGAATATGGCAGTGTTATCTAGCTTCTCTAATTTGCCTATGTACAACTTCGGTGTTAGGGTCGTCGCTGATATGAACGAGATTGACCGTATGTACCTCGAGCAAAACATCCAGGCCTCTATTGCCCAGGGCGAGCTTGACATCGAGGATGCTATTGCCATCCGTCAGTTGAGGGACATCGACCAAGCCGAGAGGCTGCTTATCGTGCGCCGTAAGAAGCGTATGAAGGTCCGTCAGGAGATGGCCCAGCAGAACTCTCAGTTCCAAGCTCAGGCCAACGCACAGGTGGCTCAGGTGACAAGCCAAGCCAAGATGCAGGAGGACCAGATGAAGGCACAGTTAGACGCTCAGAAGATTCAGCTAGAGGCTGAGGCTAAGGCTCAGCTGCTGCAGGTAGAGTACGGACTTAAGATGCAGTTGGCTCAGCTGCAAGGAGACTACGGAATCAAAGAGCAGCAGATCGAATCTGGTGTACGCCAGACTGCTGATCAAGAGGCTGAGGACCGCAAGGATAACCGCATTAAGGAACAAGCAGTTGCGCAAAGCAAACTAATTGCCCAGCGCAAGGGAGACCGTGCTGAGTTGCAGAAGCAAGACCTCGAGGGTCAGGAGGATATTGTGGATATCATATTGAATCAATAACTATCTTTGTAGGGCATTAGCGTTGCTCTTTAACCTTTAACCTTTACCATTGTGAGCTATTCAAATATTACCAACCCAGTAAACTACCAACTTCAGGCATTCGGTCAGAAGGGATTTAGGGTAGTAACCTCAGCATTTACTCCTGTTAGCGGAGAATTCTACCGAGCATTTACCATAACCAGCGACGCAGTGGTCACCGCTACATCGGTAGAGGGGGATAGCCTTAGCGCTGTAACGCTACTTGCCGGAACAACAGTTTACGGATTGTTCAGCGCAATTAGCGTTTCCTCTGGAACGGTAATCGCCTATATCGCATAAAGATGATTGGTCTCGGTTTAAGCATAAGCCTAACCCCTTCTGGTGCTGGATTCCTTCGCGGAGCAGCTCAGCTAATCTACAATGACTACTACAACCGAGTAACGGCAGATGGTGGTACTGTGGAGGGGGAGTCTTGTTTTGAGCGTGCTGTATTCCTACTTGGTGTTCGTAACACCGTCAACTACATCGACCTAATCTTCCAAAGATGGACTGCCGACGGCGGCACCATAGAGGCGGAAGATTGCTTTACAAATTCTTTCTTTGCGCTAAATCAGTGATGGAAGAGTGGAAAGATATAGTTGAGGAAATGTTTTCTACACGTTATGCGGTAAGTAACCTAGGTAGGGTAAAGCGTAAGGAGCATTCTGTTGAATTCTTGCTCAATAACAAGACTGAAACCGTACGTAGATACCCAGAAAGGATTTGCACTGTTTACATAGACTTTCAATACAACTATTATCCCACCGTTCTTCTTTACGACTCGGAAAAGAAAAAGTCAGTTCCTCGTTCTATTCATTCTCTTGTTGCCAAGGCTTTTTTAAAGAAAGAGCCACATCATCAGTGTGTGAACCATAAGGACTGCAATAAGGAGAACAATAATGTCGAGAACCTTGAATGGTCAACGATTAGAGAGAACACAAAACACGCCTACGACAACGGATTATTCTCTATGGAAAAAGCTTGGGCTGCGATTAGAGGTAAAAAGTCAAACAGTGCTAAGTCAGTTTATCAATACACAAAAGAAGGTACCTTTGTAAGGAAGTTCGAATCTCTCAAGAAGGCTGCTGACTTTTACGGTGGTAATTATTACTCTGTGTCAAAGGCTTGTCAAGGAAAAGTAGAAACATATAAAAAACACATTTGGAGTTATGAGCTTTTATAGTGACGCATCATTGGTTTTAATACCATCTGGCTACAAAGACCAGAAAATTTATTGTGCAAAGCCGACAGACGGTAGTGCTGATTTGACATTCTCAAGGGCCTCAAGCGCCACCCGTGTGCAAAGTGACGGCCTAATTGAAAAGGTGCGGACTAATCTTATTCTGCAAAGCCAAGCGTTTAATACCACTTGGAACGCAATTAGTTCATCTGTTTCTGCAAATACTACCGCCAACCCTTTAGATGGAGCTATAAACGCTGACACAATTACGCTTACTGGAGCAACTACGCAGAAGTTTGTTGCTCAAGCATCATTGCAAAACGGCCTGTATACGCATTCA